TTTTTTTTTAAAATTTTCTTTTTAATTTCTATTTACAATCTAATGTTTGTTATGTAAAAGAGATTCACACATACAAAAGTATTTAATCAAACATCTATCAATCGAAGTCAACTCAGTATAGTGTTAGTTATCTATACTTTGTAAACTTCTAAAGTCTCAACAGAATTTCTTGAAACCTTTCTCCACATTCCTAAGACGTTCTCTCGTACAATCTCATCTATCGCATTCTGTATTACTAACTCCTGGTCAGGCTCAGACAAATCATCTGATTGATAGGCAACCCTATCTAGGAAGGCGGAGGTATTGTAACCCATAGCGCTATCGTATGCTAACCATTCCTGAAACCTTGTGAAAGGATCGAAAGGGTTGTCATACGTTGTTAACATGTATTCAATTGATTCATTAGCATCAGCCATGTGCCTCACTCTTTCAAGCTTACTTTGAGTGTGGTCAGACCAACACCTAGTGCATCAGCTACCTCAGCCTGAGTAGCACCAGATGCCAGCATCTGCATAGCTCGTGCCTTCTTAGTAGTAGTCATCTTAGGGGTGAACTTAGGCATAGCCAATTGCTTGACGGTATCTGAATCACTATTTGTAATGATGTCGCCTAGTTTACTAGGGCTAATAGCATAGGCCTGGATAGCGTTCCATTCTTCTTGGGTGATATCTATCTTATGTTTATTGGCACCTGTTCTAATACGAGACTCGTTCAAAGCCTGTTGTCTAACCTTTTTCTCATCGGCAGCAGGCATGTCCGGATTAGCCTGCCTTAAAACGGAGACCCGGGCATTTGCTAGGAGGTGGGCTTGTCTTTCATAGGGTGCGTTTCTTTTGGCAAGGCGGAGTTTTGCATCGAGGGAGGCCACTTCATTAGCATACGTCTTCGCTGCTGACGGGGATTTCTTAGTTCCTTTTAGAGGGAGGGCTTCTTTTCTAGCATCGTTAGCCATAGCCTTCAATCTATTAGAGTGTTCGGCATACAACACTTCGATAGTAGTTGGCGTATGACCAGGAGCAATGGCTTCATATGCGTTATCAACAGAAGCCAATCTCGGAACCCTTTGCATCTTCGGGCCGGTTTTACCCGTCTTCTTAGACGTAACTTGACGACCAGTCTCTACCCAAACTTTCTTGCCTGTTACAGGATCAACTGGTCCACCCGCAGCAGCAGATCTAAGTCTTCTTTCAGGAACAAAAACTGGAGCTTTGCGTCGACTAACTAGAGTTTGAGCGCCAGCTCGCTTACTACCCTGATACTTCTCTTTCAATTGAAGAATGCCGTTATCTTTTTCTGATTGAGCATAATTAAGTTGATGCTTTTCCGCATCAATCACAACCATAGAATGTTTAATAGCACGAGCCAGTTCATCCGTATCTGCACCCTGAAGAGTCATGTCTGTAATTAGATTAGAAACTCGACCCATTTGATCTTGTTTTTGAAGATTAGTAACTTCAGGAATGCCAGAATCTTTAGGTATTTTGTAGACCATGGGGTCAAAATTCTTCAAGCCCTCAAGAGCATTGGTACTTTTTACAGTGCTATTGTTATCGGGAATAGCAAGAACCGTGTCGCCATCAAAGTCAGCACCAGATAAACGCTGCGCAACGGCATGATGAATACCAATGGCATCTTCGGGATTTGTACCCAATATTCTACGAGCTTCACGATTACGATTATTCACTGTCAATCGAGGAATTTCGAATGTTCCTCCATGTGGATAGCGAATAAGTACAACACTATCGCCATTATTAAGATTGGGGGCATAAACTTCGGTCGGTTTCATAGATGAAATAGGAATCAGAACTTTGGTGGCTTGACGCGGAAGTGCTGCAGCTTTAAGATGAACCGATGCCGCATCCGTCGAATCGGCAAACTTAGTGAGAAGATCCTTTTTGACTACAGCATTTGTCAAAGATTGAATTTCATCATATTCTCTTTGACGACGTTCATAAGTCAAATCAAGTTGCCTACTTACCAATCTTGGATCTTGCTTTGACAAGAATTGCGATGAAAGATTCCTAGACCACGTATCCCATGAACCTTCTTCGCCAGATCCCTCTTGTGTGGGACTACCCACCAAATTTATAGCCGAAATAACTTTTCCGGTTGCATCATGTACTTGTCGAATGATGGCGCCAAACGGATTAGTTGGATCATCTTTTGATATAGCCTTCATAACATCTTTCTTCCTGCCGGTATTGGGAGATTTTGTATTGAACATTATGTCTTTTCCCACAGGAAGATCATCTTTATAAACCGCCATGCCTTTCAAATAATGCGTATCGTCAACCATAATACGAACTTGACCGTAGCGCTTCCCTCCGATTTGTAAATCTTTTACGCCCGGTCGAATATAAATCATACCATCGGCTTTAGCACCCTCTGCGCCATAAACAACGCCAACTCTACGTGAGTTAACGGAAATAGGAGGTTGAATACTAAGCCAACTTCTACCATAATCCTGCGATTGTTCTGTAATCTGTTGAATCTGTGCCCTTTTGGTCTGAACTTCAGAAAGAGTAACACCAGGCTTTGCCAACACATTCATTGCTGTGAATTTACCAGGAATATTAGTTTGTCGAATATAAATCTTATGGACTGTGTATCCTTCTTCTTTTTGTAGCTTAGAAATTGCGGCATCGAGACGATTTCTTGTGATACCTAGTTGATGTTCGACGCCAATACCAACATCAATATACGTCTTTTTACGAACTTCGTTTTTAAGCATAGATGCCGTATTATGCAAAATGCTGGCTGTATCTTTTTCGCTACGATTAAGAATAGAACGAACAGAAGATTCCGGCTTACCCATACGACGACCGATTTCAGAATATCCCCAACCTTTTTCTCTTAGCTTTCGAGCATTCTGATAATCTTGTTCTCTTATCTTAGCCGATTCGACAGATTTTCTATCGCGATATTCCTTAACGGTGTATCCATAACCCGTAGCAATTTCTTTTTCCGACCAACCTTCTTTTTCGAGAGCCTTAGCTTGAGACCTAAAATCTTTATTACGCATATCATCAGGTCCACCAGATCCCCAAGGATAACGTCCAGAACGGCGAAGGATACCGTAATGCGCGAGATGTTCTTCATGAGTACGAATCACGATTCCTCCTCCAATCGCTTATGGCCAATTACTCTATCAAACTCTTGAATTTTTTCCATGATAAACATAATATCCTCTGGGTCAGCATCGTAAACTAAAACTTCGTTATCTTGATAGATTCGTAGTTCGATTTTAATATCGAAAGGACTCATATCGTATTCAAGACAAAATAATGCTGAGTAAACTTCAAGTTGATGAACTGAACCTGGAAACACACCCGTTTTTAAATCATGGATTCTAAGAGTGTTATATCTAAAAGCAATAGCATCAGCAGTACCAAAACAGTTCTCGGAGAAATATAAAACTTGTTCGCAAACCATTCGGTATCGAATCGCATCGTTAATATACAAACCGATAGTTCCAACAAGATCCGAAAGACGTCCGGCTTGTATCTCTCTTTGCGCGTATTCGTGCTGAGCTATACCATAAGCTCCGGCTTGTGCTGTAGTCCATCGTTCAAGTAATCGATCTGGTGTATAATGAATCCAATGATACTGACTAGGACTAAGAAACGCGTGCTCTCCTTGGAGATTTAAATGCCTGTTGAAGCGCACCCAAAACCTCCTCTTCATTATCGGGATAAATATAAGCAGCAAACATCATGTTATTCAAGGTATCAATGTAGTAATCTTGATTGGGCTGTCTCGCAGATGACGAAGAAATCTTGATTTCTAACGAAGCCCAACAATCTTCCCAAAGAACAAGAAGATCTGGAAAGCCTTGTCTATATGACGCATCGGTTTTTAAAATAATACATCCAGGAAACATACGTTCAATTTTCTTAATCACTTTAGATTGATATTGATTTTCGGTCATCTTAATAAAACTCCGTAATAATAATCAATCCAGCAGTACCCCAACCACCCGATCCCCATCCTCCTCCAAGTAATGCGCCACCCGATCCGCCACTACCATAACCGCTTCCAGCGTCACCTGCCATAGCAGCTCCTTGCGCTCCTGTAGGCGCTCCTCCAGATCCAAAACCACAGGCCGCATCTCCACCGCCACCACCCACACCAACTCCTCCGCCACCATAACACCAACCATCTGAACCGCGGCCGCCACCAATACGAACATCACCAATACATCCATTCACATCTCCACCAGGTGCACTTACTGTATAAGTTAGATTGACATATGCTGCACCACCAGGATTACCACCAATTCCAGCTTTCGCAAGACAAACTATATCTGTTGTAGTT